CTTAATGAAAAAGGATAAGCCAGGTTTTGAAAACTGGTGGAAAGTATACGGACTGGGAGAATTAGGAAAGTTGGAAGGTGCGATTTTATCTAACTGGAGATATGGAGATTTCGACACTTCTTTACCTTTTGGCTTCGCTTGTGATTTCGGATTTAATGCACCGGATACTTTGATAAAAATAGCAATAGACTGGAAGCGAAAGATCATTTATTGTGATGAGAAAGTTTACAAATCCGGAAACTCATTTGACGATTTCAAGATATTGATTTCTAACCATGCAAACAGGAATGATTCAATAATTGCAGACAGTGAAGATGCGAGGATGATCTCAGGGCTGAGCAAGTTTTTCAATATCAAACCAGTTAATAAAACAAAATGGACTGTTGCAGAAGGATTGAAAATGATGCAGGATTATGAGCTTGTAATCACTGAGAGCAGCACTAATTTAGGGAAGGAATTGAATAACTATCTATGGAGCGACAAGAAAGCGGGCATACCGATAAGCGGTTTTGATCATGCTATTGATCCGGTGAGGTATCAGTTCATGACTCTTTATAAAAGAGAAACAACAGGGAGGCAGGTATGGCACAGATGACATCAATAGATAAACTGACATTGAAAGAAATGATTGAGAAGCCATATATTTACAGGGGCTTACCTGAGGGGTTGGCTCAATTACCAGTGCCGGATGTGCTTACTATGAAGAGGAAAAAATTTAGCATACCTGCAGACATGGAGGAGTTCACAGCGAATATATGTTATGGGCAGCGAGTTTTTTTAATGCGAAAAGAAGAAGGTGACATAGGAATAATTATAAGGGTTATAGATGGATATTACTATCCGTTGTTCACAAATAATTTATGGGATGAACAAAAAGCGTTATTATTTGGAAAAATAGTTATAACTTGCAAGGTAATTGAATTATATCCTATCGCGATGCACATCGTTACTTTAATCAATGAGATGGCAGAGAGGGAGCAGAAGCTCTTACACCGTGAACCTTCAAAGATGGAGAAGGCAGCAGGGATTGAAAAACTAAACATCTTCTCGGAACTTACAGCCGTTGATTTTCTCCGTAACAATATGGGGAAGACAGAAGAAGAAGTTATGCTGACCCCTTATGATGAATGCCTGGTCAGATTCATGTTAGCGAAAGAAACATCAGATTTCCAGGAAAGATATTTGAATGAAGTCAAAAGACAGACCGAACCAAAAAGTAAATTCAAATGAGAGGAAAAGGCAAAAAACCGGTTATTCTTAATCCTTACAAATTTATGGTGTTGACTAAAAAAAATAAGTGGGAAGAATGGTCTGGATATTTTGAAACAAAAGAAATAGCAATGTCTTGGTTCAATAAGCATGGGCAATTCCATTTAGATAGAGGGCATACGTTGGGATTATTTTATAGAAATAAACTTTTGAAAACATACAAGCCAAATGAATCAAGCGATTAAGATATTAAAGAAGTTAGGATTCCATATTTATAAATACAGGTTGATTGCTAAGCTCATGACATTTATTTATTCATGGCTGAACATGGAAGTCTATTGGGTACTTAAGGAGACGGATGGCTATTGGGTTGTGAATTGTGGAGATGTGGAAAGATTAAACAGGATCAATAAAATGAGGAATAAAAAAAAGATCAGGGTAAGGGATTTGAATAATAGTTGTACATTTAGACATCCCAAAAAAACGTGGGGCAAACTTAAAGTAATTTCAAAATGATAACAACAATTCTTAAAACAATATTAACGACATCCGGCTGTACTTTGGTATTGTACGAATCGGATAAGATCATGAATTTAGTAACCGATCAAAGCAAACATTCTGATATTGTGGGATTAATCTTCCAGCCGAATGAAATTGAGTTGATAGGTAAAGCCAATGCAACGCTGGAACATTATAATCCGATCACAATTGAAATATTGAAGCAGGTCAAGTTGGAGGATTCGGCAGAGAATAACGAGGCTGTATTGGAAGCCTTGAAAGAGATATGCAAGGTAGTTCGATATGAATTGATTGACACAGGTTATTTTGATTCGTTGCAGCCATTCAGGATTTTGAAAGTTCTGGAAACAAAATATGATGCTAATTTTATTGGCTGGGCAATACCTTTGGATTTACTATATTTGAAGAACGAAAATAAATGTTAAATTGTAATCAAAAATAACTTTTAACTTACAATAATGCCATGGTGCTGGAACTAAAAATATCAAATTGAAATGAAAACATTAATTATTCTTTTATTTATTCTTTCCGGCTGTGTAGTTGAACAGGTGCATAATGACCGGATGTATATTACTCGTCAATATGTAGGCAACTTCATATCGGTAACTCAAGAGAAGAAGGTAACAGTAATTAACACTACTGAAACTAATTTCAAAATATTAGGTAATGCTCAATTAAAGATTATTGAGGATGCCAGATGTTACGTGAAATATATTCCTGAAAGGATTGCAGGGAATAATACGATGGCATGGGTGTTATATTTCACCTGGGATGGAACTGAGAATCTTTATAGGATCAAACAAGATTATTTCACAGGTCAGATATTATGAAAAAGATAAAGAAAAAATTATACTGGATAAAATGCAAAGTTTGCGGGAAGAAATTTTTATCAAATATTCATGATATTAAATGTTGTCCAACTTGTCTATTATGATACCTGATTTGAAACCCGAATTAAAGTCCATGATTGATGGAATAAGCAGGAGAAATACCTATTATGGGAATAAAATATCTGATTCTATCATGCGGATGCTGATCATTGAGGAAACAGAATTAAATTGTGGGGTGATTGCTCCCTATTGGCTTGGAGTATTACAACGAGGTCGGGGGCCGAGAAAGTCAACAACAAGTCATGGGCTTATCAATGTTATATACAAGTGGATGTCAAAGAGGGGAATGTTTAGGTCACTAACAGAAAAGGGGAAATTAAATGAAGCCAGGTATATGACCTGGTACATTAATAAGTTTGGTAATCAGCAATTCAGGAATAAAACATTTGTGGATATTTACGAATCCGAGAGGAAGATCGCAATAGAAAATATAAATAAAAAATTCGTTTCTCAAATAGACAAAATAACAATGGATATATTATGAGATGGATTGATACTTTACAATGTGTAAGATTTGCACCTTATTGGCAAAGGCTTATTTTTTGGATTTTGTTATATTTTTACAATAAAAGCAAATATCCGAATGGCAGATTTACTTTACGGGATTATATTCGATATGCGAAACGATAAAATTATGAATTAAAATGATGAAAATAATTTACGCTTGTGGTGGAAAAAAATGTTGTGCTAACCTTATCAGCACTCCGGCAATAGAGTTACAAGTCACACCCCCGATAATCTCCCGATGGGTTGCTACCGAGAGCCCTAATAACTTCCGTTTGTTAAGAACGGATTTTCTCGTTACAGGACAATCAAATAATGGTGGATTCGTTGAGCTCGATCTATCTACTGATTTCACCGGCGACGAGGGGGATGCGATCGCTGTGTATAATGTGACAGATGGACAGATGTATATCGGGGAAGTCGTATCAATGACTTCGCCCCCGACAACGTTACTAACTGATATTCCCTGGGTTGCTGGGATGGAATTTGATTATCTGAATGATAATACCTTACACGGGAATTATTATTTCGAAGGAAGATTAACGATTAACGGAGTTGTCCATCCGCTTACTATAATTGCCTCACCTGATTCGTTTGGTTATGCTGATTTAGATGTTTCAGGGATTTTGAGGATAGTTACCACATTAGGTAAGACAGGCGACTATACGAGCCTTATCATGAAAGAGCCTAACAAGTCAGGGAAGTTCACTTTCGCTTATCGTGAGAGATGGAATACTATTGAGGATCCACCTGCTTATACAGAGGAAGGGAATGATTGGTATTATGCTGAGGCAGTGAGGAGCGAAGAACAAGGATCAAACCTTTATGATTTCCTGGCAACAGAAATAAATGATGCACCTTTTTTTAATAGTTTCAGCCAGCCTGTTTATTTCTTAGGGTTGCCTTTTGACATCTCGTATTTGTTTCCGGTACAACCTGAAACGTCTCCGCCTGTTGAGATAACTGTAACAATAAAACGATACAGCGCAACAAATACTTTACTTGGTACGACCACAACAGTTGTGGCTTTGAACGCTCTCGAGGGGTATATTAACTCTTTAACTATTGACCCGGCGACAATAGAGAACAACGCAGCATATATGACAGCACAAATTGAAGCGATATGAAATGGGGATTCGTAAATAATGTTATTCAGAAGATTCTCATAAAATCGTTATGCGATGTATATTACATTCGCTGGTATTACAACGGCTGGCATTACTGGGGCTTTATAGAGGGCAAAATATCAATCCTTACAGAGGGGGAGAAATACAGGACTTATGGGACACGTTATGTGAATATAGGTACTGGGCAAATAAATGAAGATCAAATAGGAGCAATCAGAACGATATTGAATGCAAAGGATATTTCTATCTATACCGATGCTGGCTGGAAAAGTATCAGAGTTGAACCAGGAAGTTTAATAGTTAATAATAATTACATAGGAGGTTATGAGGCTGAGTTTACAATAATAATAGGGGGCAGAGATTTATCTTTGACAGGATACAGCCCTGTTGAAGATATTCCTATTGTCCCGCCTGTACCCGATATTGATATTTGCGAGGTTGTTGTGGGTACACAAATATGGATGTGTAAGAATTATGAAAGTGCTTATCCTGGAAGTAAGGTCTATGATAACGACGAGGGTAATCGTTCCGAATATGGAGGTTTGTATACTTTCAACATGATTAAGAATGCGGGATTCTGTCCTACCGGATGGCATGTACCTACGCTTGCTGAATGGCAAACATTAGTCACGTATCTGGGAGGCGAAGCAGTTGCGGGTGGTCATCTGAAAGAAATAGGTTTAAGTCATTGGCTTGCTCCTAATACAGGAGCGGACAATACAAGCGGATTGGCATTCAGGGGAGCAGGATTCGCAACACCAGCATTTTATTTCTCATTAGGGGTTTTTAGTTATCTTTTAACGCAGGATGAAATTGACGTAGATACTATACACGGAGTAAGATTAGATAATTTCACGGATGATGTACAGATTAATAACGCCCTGAGTAAATTATGGAGGACTAATTTTTACAGTGTTCGATTAATAAAAGACTGGACGGACAGCGAAGGAATTACCGATCACGTGCCAACCATCTTCCAGACCATTGAGCAGACAGTCGGCGAACCTAATTATTATCATTTCGGCTTTTTAACACGTAATCCTATATCGGGAGTATATAGAAGTTTCAGCCGGTTGGGAAATGGGCATATCGGTAACGAGGGAGTAATAGTCATGCATACAAGTGCTGATGGTGCTGTGTTTGGGAATGAAACTATTGTATGTGATACAGCTTTTGATAATCGTAACACATCGGGAGGTTATGACAGTCTGGGAAGGTTGCATTTATTCTGGGGTGAATATGATTCGGGAGGCACATGGAGATTCAATTATTCAAAATATAGTGATGATGATGGGGCTTCATGGTCAGCTAATTTTACTTGTATTGCCTTTGCAGGAGTTGAGGCGGGAGCTACTTATGGCAGGATGATCGAATTAGATAACGGAAATTTGATCATGGGCGGATACTGGTATTTAGGTGGAGTATATTATCTGGGATACTTAAGAAGCACGGATAGGGGTGTTTCATGGACAAGGGAAACAATAATCAGTACAGCTGGAACTTATACCTATGCTGAACCCTCGCTTTTAGATTTGGGTGATGGGAAGATACTTTGTGTATGTAGGAAAGTGTTAGCAGCAGCAAATACTTGCTTCCATCAATTTTTCAGTCCAGACAATTTGGGAAGCTGGTCTGATCAGGGAGATACGGTCTTTGATACATGGCTGGTTACCGCATCAAGGGAAAGGCATCCGTTTATAACAATGATTGAATATTACGGAAAGAAAATTGTGGCATGTTATTATGTTGATACTTCGGATCAGAAATTCAAAGTAGTTTATGCAAAACATTCAAATTTTGAAACGCTTGGAGTAAATGCGTGGATCGCTTCGACAATATTCGAAATAATGCAGTGTGAAGAATATGCGCCTGCAGCCGGATATACAAGAGATGGGCATCAGATGACAGTTCATAAAACTAATTTATGGGGAGGAATAGGACAGATATACAACGAACATCAAGCTGTACCGAACAAAAGCGATATTTCATTTTTCTGGACTCCACTATCAAACAGGGATGCGGTTATTAATACTTTATATCTATGATAGAGATTTTAAAATTATCGTTAATGGCTTTTATGTTTTATGCATTGACAAAACCGAAAATGTTATTTGCTTATTATGGTGAGTTGTTAAATTATTTGCCGGATTATTTGAGTTGGCCTCTTGGAAAATGTTACCAGTGTTTTACTGGCCAGGTATGTCTTTGGTATTATTTGTTCACAAAAGAATTTCATCTTGTCGAATTACTGTTTTTTGTTTCAGCAGGGATATTTTTTGCTATGGTTTATAATAGGGTTTATACTTATTTGAATGATTTCTGAAATAAAAATATTGATCTCCAGGTGTACCGCACAAGTATATTTGCGTTGGTATTTTAACGGCTGGCATTATTTTAATTTCACAAACGGTTATGATATTTCCATGCAGTCGGAAAATATGGATGTGATGACCACAAGATTATTTTCCAGAATTTCAAAGACCGAAAGACCAACCCGATTAAAAGCCGAATATTCTTATAAGATAACACTTGAAGGAATCGCACCTGAAAATATAGAAGGATTTAACGGATTGTTGTTAGCTGAGAAAGTCGAACAATATGAAGGGGGTATATGGTACGAAGTGGACATTACAAGGGGAAGCCATGTTATTAAGGATGAAAATGCTCCCGGTTATATTTTGGATTTTGAGATTACACGGAACGAGTTACCTAACACACCGGCTGTTTATCAGAAGTCGCTCAAATTATATCTTGAAGACGACCTTTGCGATATGGACGACGACGAAATAGTACCTGTCAATAAGCAGGTGAATGATATTGCGGAGATGCAGGACAGGCAAAGCGATTTCACCGCAACTTTTAAAGTAAGAAAAACAAGGGCAATGCGGGCTCTTTTTGAATTATCCGGTGAGGTAGGGGCAAGTACTACATTCCCATTTGAAGAAAAAAGCTGTAAACTGATTCAGGATAATATTGAAATGATCACCGGTGGACTTCTGATTTTGGATAAAGTTGACGACTTGTATTATTACGTTTCGATACTATCCGGAAACTCTAATTTTTTCAAGTCAATTGAAAGTCTTAAGATCACTGATCTTACTTTAGGCTCGACAAATCACACATGGAATGCAGCAACACAGGCAGCGAGTCACGCAGCACCACTTAATTATATTTATCCTTTATGTGAAGCTTCTGACGATGCGAAAATGGCAGAATTAACTGATACCGGTAACGCTGTTTCAATGTATGGGGGTTGGATATGGCCTTTCATAAAAGTAAAAGCTATATGGGATGAGATATTTTCCAATGCAGGATATATTTGTACAGGGGATATTCTGACTAATCCGGTTTTCCTTAAACTCTTTATCCCGATAGCAAATTTAAAAACTACTAACACCAAAGATTATTTATATTCATTATGGTGGGGAGGATCACGAACATTCAACGTGAATCAAATGTTACCCGGTGGGACTGTCATTAATGGAGATGCTTTATTTGCAACAGGACATTATACAGTTCGGTTCACGGCAAAATATAGAATAATTGTTAATGTAATTGTTTGGCCTGACATACCCACAATTGCTTTGTATTGCAATGGGATCAATGTAGGTACTTTCACATTAGTAGCATACTATGCGGGACTTTATGTCTTTGAGATTAATTATGATGCAACAGTTCTTGACGATTTAACAATTTGGACTATTAATAATTGGCCAACCCGGGTATATACGTATTATTCTATTTCAATAATTGAGATCACTGATGCAAAAATTGGTTACTCTTCTCCGGTAACACCGGCAGTAAATTTGCCTGATATTTCACAAACAGATTTCATAAAGATAATCTGTAATATGTTCGGGCTTATCGCTGAGGTTAATCCACGAGACAGGAAAATATTCTTTTGGAATTATCTATTACTTTATGATAACATTCCTATTGCAAGAGATTGGAGTAATTATTTATCAGAGCGTGATGATGAAACAGAGTTCAAATTTGGCGAATATGCACAAAACAACTATATGCGTTATGAGGATTCAGACGATGTGATAAAAGATAATGGCAGGGGAATAATGCAGATTGATGATGAGACCTTGCCGAAGAATAAAGATGTCATTGAACTTCCTATCTCGACTTGTGATGAGGTGATTATTCTCACCGATATTAATGTTTCACGAATTGCGTTTAATGAATACGATCCTGCAACTGATATTTACGATCAGGTTAATTCTATTGATCCCCGGATAGTTTTTGTTTCTCAAATCCCGAACACCAAGACTTTAACTTTTCGTACGGCCGTTGAATTGCCCTATGTCAATAATGATGTTGTTGCTCCTTACAAGGCCTCGTCTATTGAGGTTTCATTTTCAAATCTGGTAACTAATTACGTAGGACTTTCACGGTTATTAACTAAGACTAATCTAAGGAGAGCACGATTCAATCTTCCTGTTTACGAGGTCGCTGGGTTAAAACATTACATTCCTATTTATTTGAATCAATATAAAGCGTACTTTTACGTTAATAAAATAAACAACTATGTGGCTGGTAAATTGTGTACTATTGATTTAATAAAATTATAATGGACGAGAAGAAAACCTATCTGGTAAATGTTGAGTCGAATCTGAAAAAATATTCAGATGAGGCAGCCGAAGCAAAAAAGCGTGTCGATGAACTCAAAGAAACGAATAAGAAATTGACAGAGTCGGGTACTGCTTCAGCTTCAGAGATAGAAAAAAATAATGCTGCATTAAGGAATGCTCAGAAAGAATACAACCAGGCGAAGAAAATGGTTGATCTGCAAACAGCAGCGAACAAATCAGAAACAGGAAGCCGGAAGCAATTAAGCGAAATATTGAGATTACAAGAACAGGAATTAGGCAAATTATCACATGCATATATTATCAATGCAAAAGGTGTACGTGAACTCAATCCATTATATATTGAACAACGTAATCGAATTGCTGCGACTAAACAATCTATCATAGATTATGATTTGGCTTTGAATGATGGGAGGACAAATGTAGGACGATATAGTGAGAGCATTAAAGGAGCTTTGGGGAATATAAATATGTTGCCAGGTCCATTAGGCAGGGCAGCAATGAGTGTGCAGACATTAGGAAAAGCTTTTCTTGCATTAATCGCAAGTCCTATCGTACTTGTCTTAGTAGCAATAACAGCTGCATTATATTCGTTGGCTAAAGCATTGAAAGCTACTGATACTGGAGCAACAGAATTGCAATCGAGGATGGAACAGTTGAAATCTGGTATAAGTGTTTATTTTCAATTCATTAGTCAGATGGGGAAATATGAAGGGGATATTGTCAAGCATTTTAAAAATGCAGCAAGGGCAGCTTATGATTATCAACAAGCTTTAGATAAATTAAATGATGCGCAGATAAATTTCATTTCCGAAGAAAAACAGATGGAAGCACGTATAGCAGCCTTGCAATTGATTTCTATGGATAGTCTAAAGACAGATGAAGAACGGATTAAAGCTTTGGAAAGTTCAATTGAAATAGAAAAAACTCTATATGAAAAACGAATAGGTTTTGCAAAAACCGCTTATCAGGAGGAGTTAAAAAATGTCGCAGCAAAATATGATATTGACGAAAAATTACTTAATCATTTTATTCAGGCTGATGACAAGACGGCTGCAATGATGCTGAAAATTGATAAGAATCTTGCTACTGCACGTAATCAGATGAATGATGATCAACATCGGAAATTGGAAGAACTTTATGTGAAAGAATTTGAATTGATTGACACAAGAGATAAAGGCTTAAAAAGAAGCATTTCAAGATTATCGGGTTTATATGAAGAAACGAATAAAAAAAATGAAACATCAACAAAAAAATCAGTTGAGGAAATAAATAAAGCAGAATTGCAATTTCATCGTGATAGATTAAAAAGAGAGGAAGAATATCGAAAAGAAATTGAGGACGGACTGGATGTAATCACTCAGGCTCTTATTGACGAGGTTAATGAAAGGATCGCTCAGGATGAAAGGACTGACAAATATAACGCTGAACAATTAAAAAAAGAAAAACAATTAGCCGAGGATAAAATACAGATTGAAAAAGATTTGCACTATATGAAATATCAGATAGCTTCTGATTTTGCCGGTGCGATCTCAGGACTATTCGAGGAAAATACGGTTGCTTCTAAATTGGCAGCAGTAGCACAGGCAACTATTAATACATACTTGGCAGGTGTAAAAGCAATGGCCGATCTTCCGGTAGGGTCAACACCTTTTTTAAGGTTTGCGGCGATGGCAGCAGTTATTGCCGCCGGATTAGTACAGGTGAAAAACATCCTGGCAGTAAAAACATCGGGAGCGAGTTCAGCACCTTCAAGCGGGGCTAATACGGTAATATACAGGACAGCAGCAACACCAGTTGGATCAACGATTTTCACACAGCCTCAGTTAACGCAATCACAACTTAATGCCATACCTCAACAGATGTCATTAACGGCTCAGGATATTGCAGATGCAGTGAGCAAACTGCCAGCACCAAAAGTTACTATTGAGGATATTAATGCAAGGATAAAAGATGTTAAAAAAGTAAATGTAAGGGCAACGATTTGACAAAATACGAATATATAAACAGGAATATAGATCACATCAAATTAGATGTGAAACTCGGGATTGTATCATATACTGTTATCCGACATTGGGAGATTTATTGCCGGTTTGACTATTACAGGAAATTAAATAACCCAATTTCAGATGCAGCTATTAACGCAGGGGACGATTTTAAAATATCAGAAACACAAATATTCAGAATAAAAAAAGATATGGAGAGTGAAATATGATCTCAGTAGTTATGCCGGTCTGTTTAGATGCTTATTATTCCAACTCGAATATTAATGCAGAAAAGAAATTCATGCGCTCAGTGGGTAGTTTTGTTACCCAGGAATTTAAAGATTGTGAACTTGTAATAGTGTCCGATGGAAGCAAATTAGCAGAACAGCTATATATAGAGAATTTCAGCCACGTACCAAACATAAAATTCAAACTATTAGAGAAACAGGTATTGTTCGGTGGTAGTGTCCGGCAAACAGGAATAGAACTTGCAGAGGGGGAGATCATCTGTTATCTCGATCATGATGACTTATTCGGGACTAAACACTTATTAGTAATAGACCAGTATTTTGATACATCCAAATACGATTGGGTTTATTATAATGATTATCTAATTGTGAATATTGCCTTTAATGTTTTGGAAAGAAATATAAGTCCTATACCCTGCCAGATTGGTACGAGTTGTATAGCACATAAAAAAAGTGTCGGCGTAGTTTGGACTGATGGCTATGGGCATGATTGGGCATTGATTGAAAACTACTTGTTTAATAAAGTTCCTGGAACGAAAATCCCGACACCTCAATATTATGTTTGTCATGCACCTGGATTAATGGATTTTTAAAAATGATAACAGCATTAACGATACATTATAATACTCCTGATTTGTTAGAAACTCTTCTGGCTTCTTTTCGAAGATATTATGATATTCCTTTCCTTGTTGTGGATGGGTCAAGTGTAGCTGAATATGAAAAAATAAAATCCTTTCCTGATAGGTTTAACATTGAACTACATCATTTTGAAAAGAATGTTCAACATGGGGGCGGGATGGCTTACGGAATTAAACAGATAAAAACCGAACAGATTCTTTTGATTGATTCGGATATACGAATTTTAAGAGGAGGGTTTTTAGAGGATCTTCAGGGCAAATTAAGAATTGGAAATTATGGGATAGGAGATGTAAGCACAATTGACAGGGATGGAGTGAGCCAGCTTAAAGGAATAAAATATCTTCATCCTTCTTTTACTTTAATCAATCGGGAAGTTGCTTTGAAATATCCGTTACCTATCAAACATGGAGCACCTATGATTGACACTATGAAGTACATCCATTCCAGGGGCCTGAATATTTTGCAGCATGAATCCTGGATTAATAATGATCTTGAAAACAGTTATTTTAAAAAATATCAAAGTTGTAAATATTTTATTCATCTTTGGAATGGGACACGAGCAAAAATTGAAGGGGTGAGCTTATGGTAATCGTAATGACATACTGGAATAGATGGAATCAGTTACTGAAAACATTGAGGTCTTTTGAGAATTCCAAATCTAAAGATTTTGATGTCGTGATAGTGAATAATAACAGTAATCAGGAAATTGTCTTACCTCAATTAACTTTCAATGTCCATATAATTAATCTTCCTGCAGGTTGGCATTATCTGGCTGCTCATAATATAGGATTTTGTTATGCGGTAAAACTTAAACCTGAAATAATAATCATGCAACACTCAGAATGTTATCACGTGGGCGATATTATAAGCTATGCAAAAAAAGTTACCGATGAGACTTATATTTCTTTTGCCTGTTATTCGCTGGGAGAGGGTGAGGAGCCGGAAACAGTTGTGATAAAAAACAAGTGCATGACTTATAACGGTGAAAGTGCATGGTATAACCATCCTATATACAGACCTTTTTATTATCAATTTTGTTCCGCGATAACAACAAAAAATCTGATAAGACTAAATGGTTTCGATGAACGATTTTGTAATGGTGTTTGGTTTGACGATAACTTTTTTCTTGAATTGATAAAGAATATTGGGCTTAAAAAAGAACTACCTGAAAAACCTTTCGTGTTTCATCAATGGCATCCAGATAATACTTCAGCGCAGTTAGAAAAAATCCATATAAACCAGGACCTGTTTTTTTCGCTTATAAACAAAAATGTAACAAGAGCAATACATCTTTATTCGCCTGACTTATGAAAATAACAAAATGTCCGATAAGCAATACTGAAGATAGAATCGAATATCTTAATCTTGGGAATATTCCACTGGTTAATAATCTATGTGCTACCAGGGATGAATCACTTAACGCAAAAAAATTCCCATTGGCGATTCAGTTTTTTACAAAAAGTACACTTACTTGCTTAACTGAATACATTGACAAAGATTCCATGTTTTTAAACTATCTCTATAAGTCGGGAGTCAATAAACCTTATCTTATACATTGCCAAAAGATGTACGAATATCTTTCCAGAAGAATCGATTTTAAAGATAACGATCTTGTTGTTGATGTCGGAGGTAATGATGGCAGCTTATTAATTGAGTTCAGGAAGGAAAACAGGAATCTGTATTATATTAATGTGGATTGTAGTAGGAGTTTTTTTGAAGTAAACAAAGAAGCTAAAATTGATTATTTGAATGAATATTTCTGTGAAGTTACTCAATTGCCTTATAAAGCAAGGCTAATTACTTCAACAAACGTCTTCCAGCATACCGAACCTATCCGGTCATTTGTCAGAGGTATTGAAAGGAACCTATCATCCGAGGGCGTTTGGTGCCTGGAATTTCCTTATATTCTTACTACGCTGGCAAATGACAACTACGACCAGGTATATCATGAGCATGTTTATTATTATTGTCTTAAGAATATCATTGATCTATTAGACCAGGAAGGGATGAAAGTTATTAATGTGAGTTATCATGATATGCATGCAGGTACTTTAAGAGTTTTGAGCGTCAAAAAATCTTCAATAAGTCAGCCTGATAGTACGATTTTATCGTTTCTTAATTTAGAGAAAACATTAACAGCTGAATATTGCCTTCGCTGGGGAAAAATTACGATGGAGAAGATAAGCACTTATAAGCAGTTTGTTAATAACTTAGTTAACAAAGGAAGTTCAATTGCCTGTTTTGGTGCAGCAGCTAAAGGTTGTGTATTTCTAAACACATGTGAAATAGATTACAAGTTAATAAAATTCATTATTGATGACACTCCATTCAAACAGGGAAAATTCGTTCCAGGTACAGGGCTTGAAGTAGTTAGCAGGGAAGTTCTTAAAAAGAACAAAATTGATTATCTGATTATTTTAGCACACAATTTTAAGGATTATATTATTGAGTCGTTGAAAGACGAATATTCAGGGAAGTTTATAGTTATGTTTCCAAATATTAAAATATTATGATAGATAGAATAACAAAAATTTTTCAAAGGAATTTGCCATTGGAAAACAGAGAAGCTACTTGGGATTGGTGCTTGGCTCATAATCAGCAAGTTCCTATCACTGTTGAGAACTTAGAAAATATGGCTGATAATAATTTATGCTTCGGATTTTTCGGAGGAAGCTATATTGGCAATACAGACGAAGATCACGATTTAAGGTGCAGGTATTCACTTAAAAAATTATCTGAATCACTGGGAGCAAAAGAAGATTTGTCTGACATAGAAGAGAAACTTGGATTCAGGATTAATCTTCCTACGTTTGTTGGTGGCAGGAAAGTTGTGATGACCAACAAAGGAATCTTAAGTGATAGACATATTCATTATTTGTGGGTCATGAAAAAGATCATTGAATTATGTCCTGACAGGAATAGTAGCATAATTGAGATCGGAGCGGGGCTTGGACTGCTCGGATATTTCTTAGACAAAGCCGGATACAAAGATTATACGACTATTGACCTGGCTTATCCTCAATTAGCACAAACATATTTTTTGTATAAAAATCTCCCTGAAAGAGAAATGATATTATCAGGAGAGGTTCAAAATCCGTTCTCATTGAATTACAAAAATGCTTTAAAGCTACTGCATTCAACTGATTTCGAAAACTACAAAGACAGATGGGATATAATGATTAATATGGACAGCTTACCGGAAATGAAAATTGAGGAAGCAATCAAATACATTAATAGTGAAGTGCCTTTACTACTAAGTATCAACAGGGAAAATTATAATTTCAGAGTCTTTGATCTTGCTCCAAAATACAGAACTTTGATTTACCGCAAACCTTTTGTTTTAAGGAATGACAGTGCTTATTTTGAAGAACTATACCAAAAACCATGAAGAAAGTTATCGCCTTCCACGCTTATTTGTATAAGGAAAATTACATCCCGATGCTGACCGATCAATTTCATAAAATCTTATCGAGCGGGTTATACGATAATGTAGATAAGATATATATTGGCGTTAACAATGTCAATCCACATTCGCTGCAAGAGGGGCTTAACTGGATTAAAAACTTCTGGCAATTCGCTAAGGATAAAGTAATATTAGTTGATTATGCCCAGAACAAAGAAGAAGCCGAAACACTGCAATGGATTCAGAGATATTCAGAAAAGAATCCCGAAGATTATGTTTTGTATTTTCACACCAAAGGGATAACGACTTACAACGAAGCCACCGAAGATTGGCGCAAGTACATGGAGTATTTCGTTGTAGAGAATTGGCGAAACTGTATTCAGAAATTAGACGAGGGTTATGATGCTTGTGGTGTGCTATGGAATCATATAACCGTTTATGGTGATTACCCTCATTTTTCCGGTGGTATGTGGTGGGCAAAATGCAGCTATATCAATACGCTTAATCACGATTATTTAACTTCTGCTTGGCGATATTGCAGGGAATTTTGGATAGGAACAAATCCGAATGCAAAAGTCTTTGAGTTTCATAATTCAAGGATGAATGATATTGAAGCGTTTAATAAAGCCGAATCACATTATTCAAAACCTTATCCACGATATAATTATGAGAAAGCATTAATTGATTTGAATATTCAGAACGGTAAATTCCTTACCGATAAAGGAGTTTTGCACAGTTATTTATCTATTTATGATATACTTTTCGCTCCATATAGATATCAAAAAATTAATCTTTTTGAAGTCGGGTTTCAATATGGAGGAAGTGCCAAATTATGGGAGCTATATTTTACCCAGGTAAACATAAAATCCATAGACATTGATAACACTTTTCCATTCAAACAGGAAGCGATTGCGCTTAATATTGAAACTGAGTTTAAATTCTCTGACAGGGTGCAGATGGAGTTTAAAGATTCAATGACCTTAACGCCCGAATATTTTAAAGATTTCATTCCAGACATTGCAATTCATGACGGATTACATGAAGTCAATAATATGATCCATTTCATAAAAACTGTTTATCCGATAATGAGAAGTGGGTTACTAATAATTGAAGATATCCAGGACATTGATAATGAAAGGAAGGAATTTGAGAAGCTTGGAATTTCTTTTGAGATCATGGATTGCAGGAAAATTTCAGGTAAATATGATGATGTTTTAATAATATACAGAAAATGATTATACTTCTAACACCTACCGGCGCACGATCGGAGCAGATCGCTATGTGCGTTCAATTCATGAGCCGACAGACTTATACCGGGCAAGTATTATGGGTTATCGTTGACGATGCTATACCTCACACGATAGATTGGATTACTCCATTTCGGGAAGGATGGGAGATAGTAAGGGTTTATCCTGTACCTTCATGGTATCCCGGACAGAACACACAAGCCCGCAACCTTGCGGCTGGGATGAATGCCATACTTTCAAAAGTAAAAAGAGAAGATATTGAAGGGATTTTCATTATTGAAGACGATGATTATTATAAACCGCATTATCTTGAAAGAATGGTTGCACGACTCAAAGGATTTGATCTGTGCGGTGAGATGAACACCATTTATTACAATGTCCATTCACGAAGATATTTAATAAACGCAAACACTGTACATGCAAGTTTATTCCAGACCGGTTTCACTTATAACGCAATCCCAGAGTTAGAGCAGAGTTTTGAACATAAATTTATTGATTGCGTTTTATGGTCACTGGTCCCGAACAGAATTATGTTCAAAGAAGATGATCTGGCAGTGGGTATGAAGGGGATGCCAGGACGTGCAGGGATAGGTGCGGGACATTCACGAATGATGAGCATGCGAGAAGATATTGGAATGAATTACTTAAAATCTTTAATTGGTGAAGATGCAAAACTCTATGAACGATATTACGGCCTTAACCGTGAGTCACAACACCGTACGCTTATTAACAGAAGCCGTTGAATCAATAAGAAGGTTCCATCCTGAAATGCAGATGATTATTATTGATGGCTCAGACCCTTCAGATGAATGCTATTCGTATGTAGTAAGCCTTTCATCTGAGTTTACAACCGTTGGCGTATGCGGTTACAATATCGGGCATGGAAGGGGTTTAGCTGAGGGGATGAAATTAGTAAAGACTAAATTCGCTTTGATATTCGATTCGGATATTGTCATGTTGAAAAGTCCTGTTGAAGCTATGCTTAACATGATGAGCGAAGATACCTACGGTGTGGGCTATACTGAGAAAACAGGCTTTGACGGTTTTGAATACGGTTCTAAATCGCACCATAAAACGCAGGGATATATGTACATGCTTCATCCTTATTTCGCTTTGGTCAACGTGGCTAATTATTTCAAGTTTGCGCCTTTTGTTCACCATGGGGCTCCGTGGTTTAAATCCGCTCTTGATATACATAATCAGGGGTTAACTTCTAAAATTATTAAAGAATTTCCAGGGCTTGGGCATTCATCCGGCAAGGGCTGGGTCTGGGAAGGGCAACCACGTGAATTTATAAAACACGATACGAGGGGAACAAGGGATGTTAGGGTGAAAAAACATCTACCTGAAATTGAACCAGGATGGGAAAGATAGCAGTATTTTTCGTATATTTGTAATATGAAAATATCTGGGATATATAAAATTCAATCAAAAGAAAAACCTGAAAAATGTTATATTGGATCGTCAGTAAATATTAAATATAGGAAAAGGCGGCATTTAAGACAATTATCATTAAATAAACATCCAAATATAAAACTCCAAAATCATTATAATAAATATGATAAAACTGATTTACAATTTACTATTCTGCTTGGTTGCAAAAAAGAAGATTTAATAAAAAATGAACAATTCTTTATTGATGCTTATAAACCTTTATTTAATATTTGTCCAAATGCAGGGAATCATTTAGGTAGGAAATGTTCTAAAGAAACAATTGATAAAATTAGAAAAAATAGTATTGGTAAGAAAAATAGATTAGGAATGAAAAATTCTATTGAATCAAATAAAAAAAGAAGTATTTCATTAATAGGTAATAAAAATAGTTTAGGTATAAAACAATCTTCAGAACATAAAAGAAAAATAAGTGAAGCATTGCGAGGGAAAAAGAAATCTATTGAAACACGGAATAAACATTCAGAAACAAATAAACGATTAGGGATTAAACCTCCAAATAGAAAAGGAATTAAATGGTTAAAATAGCTATTTTGGGCTTGGGCGAAAGTCTTAATTTATTTAATCCTTCGCTGTTTGATTTAGCAATTGGCGTTAATGATATTTGGCGATATTATGAAAGTGAGGTAGTTGTTTGTCTGGATCACAGGAGAGTTTTTAAGCCTGAGCGGTTAATGACAATTGACAGTTGCAAACCTCAGGCTTTTTACAGCCAAATAATAAACTGGGATATACGACCGGATTTCAAACTTATCAAACTTGCTCCATATTACCCGATAAGAACTTGCAACCTGGATTCCGAATATATAAACAAGTCCCTTTGCAGTCCTTTTGTAGCTTGCGGAGTTGCTTACAAATTTTATAATGCAGATGAGATTCATGTTTTCGGTGTTGATCTTATTAACCATCCGCATCTTGACCAGAATATGTGCGATAGGATAAAATTGCATTTCCGTAACTTAAAATTTGCACTTGCAGAAAAGGGAAAAAAAATAATTGTTCATGGTGCAGGAATCCTTAAAAATATTTGATTATTATAAAAATATTTTATATATTTGATTGCATTTTAAAATAAGCCAATGTGCGAAAGAAAACCAGGATTCGTAAGCGAGCCAACATATTCAAGAAACCCATTGGTTTCAAGCGAGCCATTGTACGAAAGAAATCCAAAATGAGAAAGCGAGCCATTACTTAAAAGAAATCCAAGCCCTATAAGCGAGCCATGATCTTCAAGAAATCCACTTTGTTGAAGCGAACCAGTCGCTCTAAGAAATCCAAACGCTGGAAGTGAACCATTGTAAATAAGAAATCCAAAAGTCAGAAGTGAGCCAAAGTCCATAAGAAACCCATAAATCCTAAGCGAGCCAAAACATTGAAGAAATCCAAAACTTTTAAGCGAATGAAACCCCTGAATTTTCAGGGGTTTTTTTATTTCCTCTTGTAACACCCATAAACACTAATAAGTTTACTGACATAATTAGTTCAGTAACTTTTTTTTATTCCTCTCTACCTTTACACTTTAAATTATTCAATCATGCCTGATACGGCTATACTAAAAATTTACGGTGATATTGGTATTCAAGATCCTATGCTGACATTGATGGGAGCAGGTGATGAAATGATCTCCGCAAAAACCATTTCCGAATTTCTGGACGAACATAAAGAATCGAATCTCATTGTGAAGATTAATTCACGTGGAGGCGATGTTCAGGAGGGATGGGCGATTCATGATTTGCTTACAAATTCAGGTAAGAAAATAAAAACTATCGGTGAGGGCAAAGTTTATTCTATTGCTACGATAATCTTCTTAGCAGGTGAAGAAAGGGAAATGATGAAAAACGCTGATGGGCTTATTCATAATCCTTTCATCCCGCCTTATACGCTTGCCGATTCCTATAATGCAGAGGAACTTAAAAAGGTAACAGAAGGACTGGAGCAGGAGGAAGAAAAGATTTTGTCTTTCTATGCTGAAAAAACAGGGACGGATAAGGAAAAGCTCAGAGGGTACATGAAGGAAGATACTAAGTTATCAGCCGAAGATATGTTGTCTTTGGGCTTTGCGACTAAAATTATCGAGCCGGTAAAGGCTTATGCATATATGAAACCTAAATTAATTAATATGAATGACAAAGAAGTAAAAACGTTCGGGGAAAAGCTGGATGCTATCCTTGCAAAAATAGCAAACTTTTCTCGTCTTACATCCAAAGATCAGACAATGACTGATAAGGATGGCAAGGAATTTAAACTGGAAAAAGAATCCGGTGCTCCCGCAGTGGGTGACAAGGCTTCTCCTGATGGGACTTTCGTAATGGCATCGGGTCAGACCATTGTCATTGCCGATGGAGCTGTTAAGGAAATTACAGAGCCGGAAAAAAGCGAACTCGACCAGGCAAAAGAAAAGATCGCAGCCCTCGAAGCACAAATCGCCGATGCTGAAAAAGAAAAGACCGAAGCATCAGAGGCTAAAGTAGCTTATGAAAGGAAAGAGGCTGAGATAGTCGCAATTGCGACCGAGTTAAAAGCTCTTAAAAACACTTGGAAACCTGCTGGCAGGAGCAATGTTGATAACACCAATAAAGGTATTATTGACCTCGAAAGGGTAAAAGAATTACGTGAAAAAACTAAATTTAAAACTGAATAACAATGGCATCACCTATTTGTGGAAAAATTATCGACCTCGACTTACTGCATTTTACCCCTGATGAACTCAGGTCGCTAAATGAGTTAGTCGTTACAGCCGTTCTAAAGGCTCCTGAAATGGCGCAGTTTCATACTTTCTGGACTGGCATAAAAAATGACAAACGTATTGGGATAATCCCAGGCACTTTCGGACTTGTCGGGAAGGCAGCCCAGGGATGTAATCCAGACCCTGATTGTATAACCGTTGCGGCTATCGAAAAGACATGGGAACCAAAATACATTGAGATAATCGTTGATCAATGTGTGGATGAACTTATGGATAGCTTAATGAGATTCGCACTTAAATGCGGAATTGAACTTTATGATCTTACAAAAACGGACATCTTCGCATTCATCCTGAATATCCTCGAAGTGGATATCAAGAACATGATTTTCCGGCATGCTTGGTTTGGCGATCAGAACGCTGCCAACGTGAACGCTGGTGGTGTGATAACCAATGGAGTTGATGTTGCTTATTTCAATATTATAAACGGATTCTTCCAGCAACTGGCTGTTATCTATGCTGCAACACCGGCAAGGCTTACCGCAATAGCAGGGAATAACCAATTAACCTATGCTTTGCAAGGTACTGTATTAACCAACGCCTTAGCTTATGCAAACGTTAACGCGGTTATTGATGCAGCACTTCCTGAACTAAAGGCACAACCGGACAGGCTGTTACTCGTGACCAATTCGATTATGATCAGGTTAAGAAGGCAGTTACAAGCTCTTGGAGTAGCATTCAAAACCGAACTCATGATCAATGGAATTGAGTTTGGCACATGGGACGGAATACCTATCTATTCGTTACCTCTATGGGATCAGTGGATTATGGCTTATGAAGATGACGGTACGAGATACAACAACCCTCATCGGGTAGTTTACACGACCAAATCGAACCTCAACATCGGTACTCCATGTACAGGTCTGTTTGATAATATCAACTCGTTCTACGATCAACGTAGTAGGGTGAACAGGATCGAGGCAGTAGATGCATTCGATGTAAAGATATTTGATGACAGGTTAGTACAGGTAGGAATATAAAAATAAAAATATGTCACAAGGTTGCCATAAAATAGTAGCGGACATTCTTAAGAACTGTGCTAATCTTGTGCCAGGGATTAAGGATGTCGCTTACCTTATTAACATTGATGATGTTGACAAGGATAATTGCGCTTTTGATTCGGATAACCCACTTCTTATGACACAGCTTGTTTTGAAAACGGCATCGCCGGTACTGGCTGCTTATAAGATCGAAGGATATAACTATTCGAACGAACATAAAGCGTCAATGGTCAAGAAACCTTATCAAAAGACTTGGGAGCATGGTTTTGTTTTCAGGCTTTTTGATAATACTCCTGAAGATAAAGACTGGATCATGAACTTATCTGATAGCAGATTTCTTGTCATCCAGGAAAATAACTACAATAAAGCACTTACTGGTGAAGTAGCTGGAAGGACTGTTTTTGAAGTCCTCGGATGGGATTACGGACTTGAGCTTATCGCAGCCGAGAGAGATGCTAACTCCGATGAAATGCTTGGCGGTTGGCTTCTGACTTTTGGTTGTCACGACAAGCTGAAAGAGTCAATGATTCCGATAACTCTATTTGTCGGAGGCACTTTGGCTGCAACACGATTAGCTATAGCTGCTTTATCTGATGCATGGTAAAACTTAGGGCGGCTAAACCCCGCCCTTTTTAAACTTAAAAATATGTTAACACCAAGAAAACCGTTAATAAAACCGTTAAAAATTACCGATATGCAACGATGTGATTATTTGCTTAAGCCGGGAGCTCTGTTACAGGCTTTTAGCGATAGCTCTAAAGTATGCACGAATAAGAATATCACGAATGCACTTGCCGAATGGCATCTTAAAAATAATCCTGGTTGCGCCCGGTTGTTTGCGAAGATACCTCCCGGAGCACCGATAACACCTGATTCAACGACTCCGATACGGATAATTCCTAAGCCCGGTAATATTGTCGTTCCTGAGAAGATAATTTTCCCAGCTAAAGAGGAAGCAAAAGAGGAAGTTGCTGAAGTAAAACAGGAACCCGAAATAAAAGCTGTTGTTGTTCGTGGGAAAAAGAAAACTCGTAAAACTAAAAAATAATGCGTGTCTCCGCTACCAAAACAGCACCACGAGTTGAGCGGAACAGTTATCTCTTAATAAAAGACATCAAAGGTTATGGGTCAGGAAACGATTACCCGCAAAAAGTTCTGGAGATAATTAACAGTTCCGGTACAGGAAAAACCTGTATGAATATTTACACTAAATTCGTTGAAGGAGGCGGATTCAACGATCCTAATTT